TAGCCGGGTCATTAAAATCTACCGTATTGCCTGTCATTAAATTCCACAATGTTTTCTTCTCCTTATTCTCATCTCTCTCTATAACATTTGCGAAATACTCACCACTATATTTTGCCATTATTTGCCCATTAATAGTTATCTCCATCTCCTTTATGAGATTTGACCCTAATTGTTCAATCCATTTAAACTCGTAACCAGTCCATTCTTGTGATGTGGTATTAAAATATAATGTCGACCATATATTAGGGATTGTAATAACTACATAAGTTTTTCCTAAAAGGTCAGCATATCGTGGTATCTTAAACTCCATTGTAGTATCACTATTTAGACTAAGACCCCTCTGCCCTTCGTAATCAATCCTAAATTTTTGCATTCCAAAATTTGTAATTGTTTTAAATGTAGATCTAAAATATGATTTTTTAGGATTTCCATAAATAATAATATTTTGTTGTCCGTAAGCTTTTATGCTTAAAAGTCCTCCTGCCATTATTAAAATACTATGTTATAATTTTAAATTATAATAAATTACTTATTTATTTGGGGATTTATATCCATCTAACAAAACATTTATATTTTCAATCATTTATCAGATAGTTCAATAAAAAAGTTTATTTTATATATATAATATAACTATGGATGATACAAAAAAGGCTTTATCTGTTGCAGGGGATAAAATGAAACAAATGATGGGAAATATTATAAATAGTGAAAATAAATATTATATACATTTAGCATTAGTTGTTCTTATAATAATATTTGTTTCTATTACCACATTATACGTAATAAATCAATTCACAAAGAAAAATAGCGATTTGAAATATATGAAAAAAGATTTAGAAGCAATCGATAAGACAATTGTTAATATAAATGATAATGACGCGTTATTTAAGCATAATATACGAGATTACTATATTATGAGCAGTCATAATTCTTGTTGTGATGGTTCTTATGAAAATAGTTATGTTTCATTGGATGCATTGAAATCAGTTATATTCAAAGGTGCTAGAGTATTAGATTTTGAGGTGTATTCTGTTGATAATAAGGCGGTAATATCAGCGTCTGATAAGGATAGTTTTTATGAAAAAGGGACATATAACTCTCTTAATTTTGGTTCAACAATGAACGCCATAGAGAGATTTGCGTTCTCAGCAGCTACAGCACCCAATTATGACGATCCACTTTTCTTACATTTCCGCATCAAAAGTAATCGTAGTGTAATTTTCGATGAAATGGCTAATAGTATTTCATCCGCGTTTTCAAGTCGTCTATTATCACCTAAGTATGGAAAAGAAAACAATGGGGAAAATTTAGGTGCGGAACCATTATTAAACTTTAGAGGTAAAGTAATTATAATGTGCGATAAGTCCGTAAATACGGGATTTGAAAAGACTAAACTGGATGATTTAGTTAATATTGCGTCAGGTGGTGCGTTTGTGCGTAGTATTCGTGATTATGATGTAAAATATACCCCAAATGCTCAAGAACTAATTGATTATAATAAAAAAAATATGATTCTATCTATGAATGATTTATCCACAAGAAGCGATAATATGGACGCAGGGATACATCATAAATATGGTTGTCAAATGGTATGTATGAATTTCCAAAATGTAGATAGTTATATGGTATATTATCTTGAATTATTTAATAACTCTAATAGTGCATTTATATTAAGACCGGAAGAACTGAGATTTAAACCACTATTAATAAACGCTCCAAAGAAACAAGACCCTAAATTATCATACGCCCAGAGAAAAATACAAAAACCTTATTTTAGCCATGTATTATAATTATATCTTCATCTATATCTATATCTCATAATCTTATTCATATCATTAATATCTTTATTTTTATCTATATCCATCCCTCCCTATCCATATATGTATCTTGTCAAAAATAATATATAATATTTTATATTCATATTATATATATAATTAATTATAAGATTATAGAACTCTTATAATGAAAACAAAAAAACTCAAAATAAAGAATAAATTATGTACCCCAGTTATGACATTCCAACAATGCGAATTAGCCATATTAAGAAATGCTGTTGATGAAATAGGACTTAAAGAACAGATTGAACTTGTTAATTCAGAAGAAGTTAAAAATATAATATTGGTGGTTGAAGAATTCCTTGTAAAAGAGAAACTAATATGTTATGGTGGAACAGCAATTAATAATTTATTACCCGATCAAGATAAATTTTATGACAAAGAAGTTGAAATACCAGACTATGATTTTTATTCATACGATGCCATGAAACACGCAAAGAAACTAGCAGATATATATCATAAGAAAGGATTTACTGATATTGAGGCTAAGGCAGGAGTTCATTTTGGCACATATAAAGTTTTTGTAAATTTCATACCAGTAGCAGATATTACACAAATACCCGAAGAATTATTTAAATCAATAAATAAAGAAGCGGTTACCGTTGCGGGTATTCGATACTGCCCTCCAAATTTTCTACGAATGGCAATGTATTTAGAATTATCACGCCCTCGTGGCGATGTATCACGTTGGGAGAAGGTATTGAAACGCCTTATTTTATTAAATAAGCATTACCCATTAATGGGCGATAACTGTAAATTAGAGGATATACAGCGTGAACTAAATGTTGACTTGGATATTATAACTGAAAATGAAGAAGAGACTATTTATAATACATTATTGAATTCATTTATAGACCAAGGATTAGTATTTTTTGGTTCCATGGCAAATAGTATGTATATGAAATATTACGACAGTGGATATGAGTATAAAAGAATACCGGATTTTGATGTTTTATCTGAAAACCCCGAATTATCAGCAACTATAATTAAAGAATTACTCGAAGAAGAAGGATTAAAGAAAGTTAAAATACGAAAACAAGAAGGCGTTGGAGAGATAATTGCACCACACTGGGAAATAATAGTAAAGGGGGAAACATTGGCATTTATATATAAGCCTATTGCGTGTCATAGTTATAACGTGATAAAGTTGAATAATAAGAAAGTCCATATAGCAACAATTGATACAATGCTGAGTTTTTACTTGGCGTTTTTATATGCTGATAGATCGTATTATGATAAAAACCGTATTGTATGTATGGCAGAATATTTATTTAAAGTCCAGGAAAAAAATAGATTATCACAGCGGGCTATATTGAAACGGTTCAGTATGGATTGTATAGGAAAACAACCAAATATTTTTGATATTAGGATTGAAAAAAGCAATAAATTTAAGGAGTTGAGATTTAAACGAGGGACTAAAGAATACGATAGATGGTTTTTAAAATATAATCCTGATGATAAAGAAATTTACAAAGAAGTAAAAAAACGAAAAACAGAGAAAAATAGGAATACCGGAAAGAGTAAAACACGAAAAACATTTAAAACACTTAAAACAAAAAACCTTTTCGATATAATAAAAAATAAAATTTAAATATATTGAATATTGTTTTTACTATTATATTGCTATAATATATTATATTATGGATAACCGAATAACTGACTTAATTGATTTTGCTACAAATGGTGATATAGATGGAATTAAAGCCATTATACGCGAAGGGATAGATTTAGACTTAAAAAATGTAGATGGTAATACAGCATTGATGGGTGCGTCAAGATATTCAAATACTACTAGTAGTTTAGACACTGTAAAGTTATTAATTGATAGTGGTGCGAATTTAGAGTTACAAGATGTAAATGGTAATACAGCATTAATGATTGCTGTTGAAAATTCAAATACTACTAGTAGTTTAGACACTGTAAAGTTATTAATTGATAGTGGTGCGAATTTAGATTTACAAGATATAAATGGTAATACAGCATTAATATTTGCTGTTGAAAATTCAAATACTACTAGTAGTTTAGACACTGTAAAGTTATTAATTGATAGTGGTGCGAATTTAGAGTTACAAGATGTAAATGGTAATACAGCATTGATATACGCATCATTATATTCAAATACTACTAGTAGTTTAGACACTGTAAAGTTATTAATTGATAGTGGTGCGAATTTAGAGTTACAAAATGTAAATGGTAATACAGCATTGATATACGCATCATTATATTCAAATAATACTAGTAGTTTAGACACTGTAAAGTTATTAATTGATAGTGGTGCGAATTTAGATTTACAAGATGAAAATGGTAATACAGCATTAATATTTGCTGTTGAAAATTCAAATACTACTAGTAGTTTAGACACTGTAAAGTTATTAATTGATAGTGGTGCGAATTTAGATTTACAAGATGAAAATGGTAATACAGCATTAATATTTGCTGTTGAAAATTTAAATACTACTAGTAGTTTGGATACTGTAAAGTTATTAATTGATAGTGGTGCGAATTTAGAGTTACAAGATGTAAATGGTAATACAGCATTGATATACGCATCATTATATTCAAATACTACTAGTAGTTTAGACACTGTAAAGTTATTAATTGATAGTGGTGCGAATTTAGAGTTACAAAATGTAAATGGTAATACAGCATTGATATACGCATCATTATATTCAAATAATACTAGTAGTTTAGACACTGTAAAGTTATTAATTGATAGTGGTGCGAATTTAGATTTACAAGATGAAAATGGTAATACAGCATTAATATTTGCTGTTGAAAATTCAAATACTACTAGTAGTTTAGACACTGTAAAGTTATTAATTGATAGTGGTGCGAATTTAGATTTACAAGATGAAAATGGTAATACAGCATTAATATTTGCTGTTGAAAATTTAAATACTACTAGTAGTTTGGATACTGTAAAGTTATTAATTGATAGTGGTGCGAATTTAGATTTACAAGATATAGATGGTGATACAGCATATATTATATTAAGTAGAAATTACACGGAAAAAATAGCTATAGAAATATTTTATTCAGAATTTAGACATAGATTACGGGTTAATATATCTAAAACATATAATTTTTATGATCCAATTATGCAAGAAGGTGAAGACATTGATATTGAAAAATATATCCAAGATGATATTGGTAATATTGTCATTGTTTATAGCAATAATAAATATTTTTTTACAACGCGTAAAATTATAATGTTACAAATGGATGACGCTTTATTTTATCCATGTAAAGAGGCAGATACTGTGAAGCCAAATAATATACTTAATGAACTAGAATTATATGATTTAAAGAAAATTGGTTTACATGGTGGATATTTTTGTAATATAGATGTGTTATTAAATAATCCTGATTTACAAACTTACTCATTAATAAATATGAAAAAATCATATCCATCTTTTGTGTCTAAGAGAGCAATCATAGATGAGAATTACGTTTCAAGATTACACTGTCAGGCAGGTCAAGAATCACTAATATCATTCCTTGTATCAGCACCACCATCAACGCGTGATAATCCAGTTAATCCAGTTCCAGTAGTTGGTGGTAAAATAAATAAATATAAAGATAAAGATAATAAGAAAACACGAAAGGGAAAAAATAAAATAAATAAAACTCATAGAAACATACATAAGCATAACAAAAATAGTAATAAAACACGAAAGGGAAAAAATAAGATTTCTAAAAAAAGCTTAAAAAATAAAAACTATTTAATTACACGAAATTAATTATAATGTATGTATGCTAAGATTATATATTATTACATAATCAATATATAATATATAATAAAATCAAATATGTTATTTTGGGTCACTATGACAAAATACTATTATTTGGACAGTAAGGTATATTTTATATTTGTTTATACGTAATACTTTAAAATATAAACAAATAAAATTGAAAAGAATTGAAAAGAATTAATTAAAAAATGTTTGTAAATAATACACATAATTATGAGAGACAACTTAAACGGTAAAATTATAAAGAATAGGAGGATTATTTTAATATGTAAATTATGTAAAAAAAATATTATTAAAAAAGAGTGCCTTTGTTATAATAAAAATATAGAAAGTTTAAATATAATAAAAAGGTTTATTAAACATATCTTTAATAAAAATCAGAAAATAATAGATGAAATAAAATTACTAATAAGTAATAATTCATATGTAGAAAATTGTAAAAGTAATAAAAATAAAGACATAAATAGTTTATCGTACATAATATGCCGTAATTTGTCACAAAGTGATTGTATTAAACTAGGAAATGGTATAGAAAAAGTAACTAATGATATAATATTAAAATATACAAATTTCAATGATATCAAAGAAAAAAATACCAAGGGTAAAAAAGAAAAAGATCATTTATTTTGTGATGACAATAATAAGATTATTTATTATTCCGAATTAAAAAGCAACATAAACCTGGATACCGAAAAATCCAAAGCAACTTATGAAAAATGTTTATATAATGTTTCGTATTTAAAAAATATGTATCCTGGATATGAAATTAAATGGTGTTTACTATGCACACGTTATGTAAATAAAGAGGATATACCAAAACATTTAAAACACAGATATAAGACAATAGAGAATAATTTATTTGGTATCAATGATTATTTTAAATTATTAAATATCGGTATTGTATTTACTTTTAGAGATTACGTTGTTGTTTTAAATAATATTGCGGATAAGATGTTTAGTGAATAATTTATACTTGATAATTCATAATAATAAGATGTTTTGTATTTATTTCATTACCTACCCGCCCAGAGTGTAGTTTAAAACGATATTTTTTATCATATTCGCCAACAATATAATCCTTATATAAATCAACAATAAAATCTGTTTTACCTATAATCATTAAACATTTAATTCCTGTGTCTTTAAAACATTTTGCTAATCTCTTATGTTCTTCTTTTCCAAAACTACAATATCCATAATCTGTAAATTCACTGTCATATGGTGGATCAAGAAACATAAAATTATCATTGGAATTATAATTATTAAATATATCTTCAAAATCATTATTTAATATTTCAGTATTTTTCAATAATTTTTCATAATTTTCATTTTTAATATCTTCAAAGTTGAAATTCTTATAACGTCCATAAGGAATATTGAATTCACCACTACTATTATAACGTAGCATACCACGGAAGCACGTTTTTCGTAAATAATAAAATCTCTGAGCATTTTCTAACGCAGTTGTAGGTTTATATGATCTTACTTGATAATAAATCTCTTCTTCATTAGGATGTTCACACATAAAAGTATAAATCTCATTACTAAACCCTTTTTTAATAGATGAATAAAAGTCAATTAATTCGTTATGGAGGTCATTAATTACAGCCTTATTTGGATTTAAATGAAAATATACAGCCCCACCACCTATAAATGGTTCTAAATAAGTATCATATTTTTCAGGTATATATTCTATAAACTTTTTAATCTCATCCTTTTTACCACCACTCCACTTAATAATGGGTGACAATGAACCACTTATTTTAACATTATTAATTGTATCAATAATATTTTGTTTTTTTAATCCACTAATACCTTTTATACCATTTTCTTTACAATATTTTCTCAGGTCACACACTTTCATATTGGCAAAATTTTCAATATCACTCATAATACTATGGGTTTTTGATATTATCATATCATCCTTTTTCTTAATCAATTTTTTATTTGAAGTATTACCAATTTTTTCATTAATTTTTTTATCTATAATATTTTGACACAATATTTTTGTTTTTATATCCTTGTTATCATCAGTTTTCTGTGTGAATTTTTCCGTGCAATTGTAGTAGATATAATTTGGCATATTATTTATATTTTATAACTTATATTTACTAAATATATAATTGTTAGACTGATGTATTTTTTAAATTAAGATTTTATATCATATTATATATATCATATTATATCATATCATATATACATAATCAATATATACAACCTATATAATAGGTAAAAACTATCTATAATAAATGTGATTTAATTGGATATACCCTCTCTTAAAAACAATAATATAATATAAAATCCCTATATAATTCTTTTACATTTCCAGATATAAAATTGATCCCCATATTAAACGGAGACAAATATATGTTATTTGAATACTTTATTACAGTGTCACAATTTGTTAAATAATCACGCGATTTATATAAAAAAAATATTAGATATACCAATATTTTCATAAATATTTCTTTGAATCTCAATATTATAAAATCGTATGAATTCCATTGATGAATAAAACTGCATAAATTGTTTTTTTGGTTACTATGAAATAAATTATAGCATTCTAGTATTCCTGCTAATACTTTACCTTCGCAATTAATCTCTTTTACATTCATCATCTTCGTCATTTTAGAGAGAGTATTAATTGAGACATATAGTATTTTTCTCTCTGTATTTTTCTCTCTATCGTAGAATATAAATGGGCTTCCTCCGTCTATAAAAAAATGTTCTTGGCACATTTTATCATTTGTAATATATGGTAAATGTGAACTCTTCAATATCGCATTCATTAAATCATTTCTGTCATTATAATTATCTTGTACGGTGTGTTCTAAAGTATCTACATTATTATAATTAATAAATAATTTCCCATTTTTAATATTATTAAAGTCTTCTTCCTTCATTTCATTAATTGTTTTTTTGAGTGTTTCTTCGTAAATATTTAGGTTAAAATTATGTTTCCAATATTCTCTCAATTCTTTATAATATTCCATACTTAATTCCAAGTTATCTGTAAAATAAGAAAACCCCATTAGACTACCAATACTAACACCAGATATTCTATCAACCTTAATAAATGCCTGTTTTTCTAATTCTTTTATAAATAATAACACCCCTACTTCATACATACCGTTAAATGCACAACCTTCCAATATTATATCTAGTATTATGGGTTTATCTCTTCTCTCTAAATTACTGATTAAATTCCTGATTTGTTGGTTATACATTTAATGTAAATAATTAATAAAATGTATATAATTTCACGATTGTCATTAATTCATGTATCATTAATATTGACACTTAAGCATTGTCTCTTAATCCTTAATAGTATAAACACGTGGATCTTTCTTTTCATCGTTTTGTGCTTTTAATTGTTCTTTGTATGCCAATGCTTCTTTCTTTATTTGTTCTGTACTCTTTCTACATTTTGAGGATAGGATACCCATACTTGACATTGATACTGTAATTAATCCAATTAATATAGCCCATATAAACTGCGAAACAGTATCCTTAACACTCACTAAATACCTAAGTTTCTCCTTACTTTCATTAAATGATGGTGTTCCCATATCCCATAATTTACCTAATTTATCAATAACACTATCAAAATTATCGGGTGTTATTTGGTTTATTAAAATAGAATTATCTTCAAATACCTTTTCCACTATTTTATTTAATCCTGCGTCATTGCTTTGGATACTTGGTTTTAACATTGAATTAAAAACATCGCTAACACCGGCTATTTTTACTACTAAATAACCAAACGTATTTGAAAATGGAGATTTCCATCCTGGCATGAGTTTCAATATTAGGTTAAATCCTATAAATACAATTACCCACGGGATAAATCCCCATAGGAATATATCACCTATTTGTGCTGTTCCACAAGCATTTTTGGATATAATATAAGCCATTAAAATTTGAGACGCAATTACAAGTATATAATAGAGATAATGAAGCACATTTTTTAAACTCTCTGGGATTGGTAACATTATGAAAACATAATAGAAAATGGTTAATATTATATAAATTACGAGAGAGCTACTATCCATATAAATAATGAGTATAAAATTATTTCATAATATATCCTTACTATTTATAATAGTGTTTATAATTGATATTTTATCTTTATATCTATAATTAAAATTGGAATGAATAACAACATAGGATTTAAATTGGTAGAACCAGGCACTAAATATTTTTTTAGCGAAACACTCAAGAAATGCAAGCAGTCAAAAAATATTTATTATAATCATATTTACAATATCTCTCTTTTTCTGTTATTTTTTGGTATTTTAGGAACAGTGTTATACTATAATTATAAAGGTAAAAACGGTAATGGAAATAAAGAAGATGAAGAAATAAAAAATGCGTCTAAACAAATGTATATAATGAACCTAACTAATAAACTAAAAGAACACGATGAGAGAAATAATAAAGTGAAGAATAAAAATATGATAACAGACCTACCTAATTTTGAAAGTGAATTTGAGACAACAATGCGGAAATTCTTATAAATAATGATGGTATTAATTACAATTAAAATTATATTATATATTACATTTTATATATAAAATGACGAGTGAATATGATTATGATGATGCTTTAGATAATTATTTTGATTTAAAAACCGCGTATGATAAAAAATATAATGCTCTAAAATCAAAGGTTATCAATGATAATAATCTATCAATAAAGCAAAAGAGAGCAAAAATCCAAAAATTAAAAATTAAATGTATTTCTTGTAAGAGACCTGTTAAAACTATATTTGAATTGAAAGATAATGAATATAGGGCTGTATGTGGCGATACATCAAGTCCATGCAAGTTAAATATAACCATATCTAGACCACATACGTTCAATCTAGAAGAAGAGACTAGAAGAATGAAACATAAGGTTAACGAAATAAAAAAGCAAATTATCTCTCTTAAGATAGCTTCTATTTTCAACCTTATAAATGATGATGTTATAATGGCAAAATTTGAAGAATATAATGAATACCTGAATGATAAGATTGAATTATATGATGTAACTCACGCACATAAAGAAGCAAATGAGGATAAATATAATCGAGAGAATAACCTAAGAGATTTATATAGCGAACTAGAAAACACAATATTATTAATACAAGAGAATATGGGTGAGTATTCAAAGACATCTAATTATAAATATATTCAGGATTCCGTTGAATTATATAATGATGACTTGAGAGAAATACTTGCTAGAATTCAGGATAATAAATATCGTAACCAGTTCATAGAGATGGATGATAACTATAAATTCAGATTAATACAAAAAGAAAATAATTACGTTGATAATGATATTACTCTTATACAGGGTCAAGTTAGAGAATTTATAATATAATATGTAATATATTTTCGATAACATTTAACATATAAAAATAATCCCGATATATTTAATTCCATGTTATCATAAAAACAGAATTATAAATTTTATATTGTTATTATATATGCGTTTTATTCATTTCCCTACATTCCTAATTAGTTTAGCCATAGGAGTATTTATGGTTTATATGATACAACCTGAAATGAAAGAGATATTTGTCTTTCCAAATCCGGAGAATATTAATAAACTGGATTATATAGATCATACTGAAACCTGTTTTAGGTTCCAAGAAGAAGAAGTAGAATGTCCAAGTAATATTGAATCAATACAAGGTTATTCAGTTCAATAATAAAAATAATATTTATGTTTATAATTAAACCTTACTATATATTATATACTATACACTATAATGAATATAAAGAAAGTATTATATAGTGAATTTGGCAAATATGTCATATCTATTTTATTGGGGTTAGGTTTAGCAAGTTTATTTAGAAAAAGTTGCCATGATAAAACTTGTTTATCATTTGTGGGACCAACTATAGATAAAGTAGAGGGTCAAGTGTTCGAATTTGGTGGGAAATGTTATAAATATAAAGCAAAAGCAAAGAAATGCGAAAGTGATAAAAAGAAAGTTCGCTTTGCGTAAATATAACTAGTTGATTGTATATATATATATTATATTATGTCTACTAGTTTGGATGAATTGCCAAATAAAGGAACTTCTAATGTATCATTGAATATTGACGAGAAACCAGTTCAGGCTTCTATACAACAACCGGATAATGGTAATAATGGGTTTAATAACGGAGACGCAGGACAAAATTCAACTTTATCACAAGATGATATTAATAAGATTATATCAGGGATACAAATTGCTAACCAAAGTAATCTTACTAAATTACCAAGCAAAAATATCCCAATGGATCAAAACGCAATACAAAGTGATCCACAAACAAAGCCAAATTATATACCACCCCCTAAAGAAAATGTAGACTATATAAACAACCAAATGACAATTGACCAATTAGCACTTATACAAGCAAAAAAAGAAAAAGATAATAAGAGGAATGATGATACTTATGATAAATTACAATTACCCATATTATTATTTATCCTATGTTTTGTTTTTCAATTACCATTTGTTAATAAAATGTTGTTTAAATATATCCCTGGTTTATTCATAAAGGACAATTCTTTAGCATTTGGGGGTTATATATTTAAATCGGCATTATTTACAGGCATAGTGTATTTAATACAGAAAAATATAGAGTATTTGTCATCTATATAATTATTTTGATAAGACATTTACATAAGCCATTTACATAAGTCATTTACATAAGTCATTTAGGTTTAATGATAGTATATAAAGGTGTTATAATGGTCTTACTAATGAGATATATAATATATATTATTTTTATAGAAATATAATATATAATAAGTAAGATAAACATTTATGGAAATAGGCAACGACATTAAATGGACAAATATTTTAGAGAAGTTTTTTAAAGATATGGGCGAAAAATCATATTGTTATTCTTACCTCCATAAAAAAGCAGAGGCAGAGTTTTCTTATATAAGGAATTTTATTGACCTCCCGGTCATTGTTCTCTCTACAATTGCAGGGACACTATCAATTGGAAATTCGAGCATTTTTGGTCCAGAAAATGAGAGACAAGCAGGGTTGGGAATTGGATTATTAAGTTTATGTGTATCAGTATTAAATACTTGTGGAACTTATTTTTCCTTTGCAAAACGTTCAGAGACACATAGATTATCACATATACAGTATGCTAAATTATTCCGATTTTTATCTATTGAACTCTCATTGCCACGAGAAGAGAGAATGAGACCGAATGATTTATTGAAAACATCAAGGGATACATTTGAGAGATTGGCTGAAGTATCACCATTAATACCATATAAGATACTTAAAACATTTAAAAAAATGTTTAAGTCATATGATGTTTCTAAGCCTTCAGAAACAAATGGACTAGAAAAAATAGAAATATATGATAATGACGATTTTATTGGTGTAAAGAAAATTGTAAGTCCTGGTATAGCAGAAAATATAATAAGAAATATGGGATATACAGAAGGAGATACTTCAGATACAGGTATGGATGTTATGAATAAAAAAATTATAAGGGCAATAGATAGGAGCGGTGGCGCCACTGTAGAAAATATAAAAAATCTTGATATTAATAGGATTAATAAAATAAACACTGACAATTCTAACACAACAACTATTCTTAATAAACCTAATAAACATATTATAAAAAATATTATTAGTCATATTAATCACGATAATAATAGTGATGATATTGATGATAGTGATAGTGAATATGATGATGTTCCTGAAAACGATAATAGCACAGAACAAGAAACTTTTGAATCTGTAGAATTAGTATAATTTATTATACTCTAGTATTCTAGTATTCTAGTATATTTTAGTATTTTTATTCCATGTATCAATCAATTTATTAACAATAATGTTGTATTTTTCCCATCCAGGATAATTATAATCATCTTCCAAATATTCAACATCAAATGTAACACTAGAACAATCAAAGCAATTTATCATATTATCTTTCTCTTTTGTCTCGCAAAATAATTTATATAATTCAGGAAAATAAGTTTTACAGTAATGTGTAAATTCTTTTTTTACATCATCATATAAACGATGATTATCTTTAATTTCCATAAAGTTATTCTTTGAGTATTTAAAATAATCGGCAACAAAATAAGAACATGGAATACCAGGCGTTGTTAATGTACCCATAATATATAAATTTTCTTCATTTAAATATGTTCCAATCATATTATTATTAATGCGTATAAGGTTATTAAGTTATTATAATAGCTTCCTTACTTTGTTTTATTTGTTTCAATTTTATATATAGGAACCCGCGCTAATTTTGAAAACCTATAACTCATATTATCATTATTGTAATCATGTATATATTTAACTTCATTAATGCCAGACGCACATATTAATCTCATACATATAATACATGGGAAATGTGTAATATACATAATAGAATTATCACAACTTACTCCCCTTTTTGCACAGTCAATTATTGCGTTCTGTTCGGCGTGCAACGTCCCTTGTTCATGTCCATCAATTATAATTGATTCATGAGGGCAACCTGGTAAAAATCCATTATAACCCTGACTAATTATTCTATTATCCCTAACAATAAGACAACCCACTTTTAATCTCTCACATGGAGAACGCGAAGCAGTAACAGATACAATTTGAGAGAAATATTCATCCCATGAAGGTCGTTTATGAGGTATTATTTCATCAGTATCACTTTTTATTGTATTCCATTTATTAACCTTAGTAGAACTTATAAAATTCATTTTTGTATGTTTTGTATGTTTTATATCTTTTGTATCTATTATTTTATTTTTGAATTATATATTTGTTTATTAAACCATTTATTTAAATCAATTATATAATTCATATCATGAACTTAGGGAGTGCTAAATAATAGAGTAATGCAAAATATGAAATGATTGCTATTAATATTACTAATAACCATATAGGTACTATTGTTTTCTTATTATTATTCAAACCAAATTGACGGAGTGAACCATCTTTATTATATAAGAAACCTGGTTTTAAATATAATATTATGCTATATATAACGAAAAATAACAATATTGATATTGTAGATATATTGTTTCGTAAAAATATTCTATTCATTTTATTATTTTATACTCTATTAATATACTAATATAAAATATATTTATGAAAACTAACTTTTAATTAGTGTTGTTCTTTATTAATTGATATTTCATATTACATATGTCATATTACATAAATCATAAGTATTTTATACTAATTTATATCTCTATATTTTTATACTTTAATACTTATGATTTTTATATAATGTTTGTTATTTGTTGTCTAATACCTAATAACCAATACCTGATACCTAATACAATGTTAGTATTTTACAATAATCAACAACAATTTAATAAAACTGTTCATCTCCTTCTCTATCACCATAATCATCATCATCAGGTAATAATGACATATCCATAGCATCATCTTCTATTTGTCGATCTGTCATTTCATTTTCCAGCATATCCATAGTAAATATATCCCTATTCATATCTGTAACATCCGAAACTTCACCCAATCTAAAATCTATAAGCGCTTCTTGTTCCATTTCTGCTCTCTCCCCGTCATACGTTCCTTTCACATATTGAGTTAAACCTTTTTGAAGACCAATATTCCAACGTCCTAATTTACCCTTTCTTAATTCACCGTCTGCTTTTCGCTCTTCATCAGTTAAATCTTTCAATTGACGGGTTTTAATATCTTTTTCTTTCTCTCTAGATCGCAATACTAAATCAATAATGTCTTTTCTATCATAATTTATTCTCTTTTTCTGTTGTTCTATCAAATTAATATATACCCCTACTAATTCCGCAATACTCCTCTTTAATTTCAATCTATCCCCGTTATTTATTAAATCATCCATGTCTGTACCATCTTGTCTATCTTCCTCAGTATCGCCCAAAATATCCCCTTGTTCGGTTAAATTGCTTACTGTAGCCATTGAATACTCTTCTGTAATATACTCTAGGTCTATATACTTAGTTAATACATCAAGTAATAGGTAATGATATAATTCCTTTAATAATTGTGAATTGAATAATGACTGGTAGTCTTTACCGTGCAATTTTATTGTAGAATTCAATGTTAAACTACGCATCATATGTAAAGTATCTTTTGCGTTCCCTTGTATTAATCTAAAAATAGGGGTTAATATTTTCTTACCATACAATTGTTCTAGTGTTTCGTAATTTTTACGGATAAATGTTTTTATATCGTTTTGATGTAATAATGATAATTTCCAATGTTTCGGTATATTTACATTCTTATATGATACACTATTTATTACCATTGTTGGGATAATAGTAACTATATCTTCTATCATATTATGTATAAATTGTGTTGATTGGATCACTGTTAATTCCTTACCACTTAATAAATCATCACCTTGTAACTCTTTAAATTCCATAATAGTAGTCAAACTCTCTAATAATTTATTTTTTTTGGAAATGGATAAGTTAATATTCTCATTGATAAAAGTCTTTATATTCGAATTCATACTTTGTGTTGATGTAATCAAATAATTCCGTAAATCCTTCATCTTGGAAGAATGTGTCCGCTTTAAGAAATCGAAACTATCAAGTAATTCCCTTAAATATCCACGCATATTTGGAGAGAAACCACTATCATTATTATCCATGTCCTCCAATAAATTCTCTAATATATCAATATTTGTGTTGATTTTCTTGGATAATTTCATATGTTGAATATTCTCTTTCCCAATTAATTTAAGCATTTTATCCAATGTATCTCGTGAGTATTGTTTTCCTTCTTTTTTAAGCGCGTTAATCTTGTCTTTCAGACTATCAGTATCTTTAAAACTACTCTCATTATTTATACAGAATTGCTGGAGATATCCTGGGACTTTAACACCTTTATTTATCTTACAGTATTTAATAAATGCTTGATATATTGTTGTTTCGCTGTATTCCCTTGGAAGAGGGGGGTAAATTGTCTTTGTGTTTTCATCACTAAATAATATTGCGGACTTGGACAATTCATTTATACTACTATAAACCTTTTCTAGATTACGTATTGTTTCAATATGTCCATTTATATCACTATTTTTATTACTAAAATAATGGATCACTTTTTGATTTTTTTCATCATTGCAACAAACATTTTGTAAAAATGGCTCGCCACCCATTGTCTCTAATAATGCCGGTTCTTTCATAACTATATTGTTAATTTCGTCCATTATATGAAAACTAAAGTATATCATTTTACCCTGTATCATATGTAATTTATCGTGTTGCCTTTTATTTCCAGCCTTCAAATCAGATTTAAGTTCGTTTTTAAATTCAGGACTTATTCCTCGTGTAGGATCTAACTTGACCCGTTGTATAGGTGGTAAAAATGTATTCCAACGCTCTAATTGTGCGTATTCTGGGATAAAATCATCTTCATGACCTTCTTGTATATAGACCAATTTATCATTAATGCGTTGTTGTATTTCATTATCTTTGCTTAATACCTTATTGAATATAGTGGTTAAATTTTTAGTTAAACTAATCTCATTTATTCCTTTTATAGCATTCCATGGTGCTTGGCTACTAGTTATTTTTTTCATCACACAAGAAATATATTCAATGCCAGAATAATCAGTCAAAGCTTGTCCATCTATTTTATCAGATGATGAAGCACCATTAAATGTAGGAAATCCATCAAATGATTTTTTACATCCTGGGAATGTCTTTTTAGTGCGTATTCCTGGGATAGATGTTTGAACGCTCACTAATAAATACAATCCAGTAAAGAAGAGAAGATATTGATTATATTTCTGTTCATATCCAATCATTTTTTTACCTTTTTTGTTTGCGATATAAACTTGCTTATCGTATGTCTTCTTACTTGGCATCAATTTCGCGGAATACAATGTAACATTTCGTATAATGAAATTCATATATTCCTTAATATCAATTCCAATATAGAATGAAATTGCGGTTAATACACGTTTTACAATTAGTGCTCTTGGAGTATTAAACAGTTCGGTATCTTCTTTTTTTTCCAATTCTTCAACTGTTTCACTAGCCAGGTCACTATCCAATATATCACCGGTTTTTATCTTAAATCCTGATTCATCATAACCTTCTTCATTGCTATATGCCATCATTTTTATTGTATAGCCACTATATTTATCAACCCATTTATCACCATCATCACTCATTTCACCCCTATCGGCACATATTTTATCCAACACATAGTTCATATCTGCACCAAATTTGAATGCTTCCGCTATCTCCAAAAAATAAGTGGGTAATAACTTAGTATTTGTCTTTATACAATAAAACCAATATGTGTCTTCATCATCTTCATCCTGGGCTGTTCTAGTATATAAATTACAAAATCTTATAATATATGTTGATTTCTCTATTATATCCGATTTGGATAATATTATATCTCTAAGGTTTGAGTATGGTGAAGTTATAACATCCACTATTTCCAATTCCTGACCCATTTTGTATAATATATTATTTGCCATTGATATCCTGGTTTGATTATAATTTATTAATGGTTCTATACGTGCCATTTGTTTTTCTATTATACTCTGTAATTTATTCCTGGTTTCTCTCTGTGATATTATAGTATTATCAACAATAGACTGTGAAATATATTCAAGATTTTTTTTAGCCATTTTATCACGAGTGATATCTATACTATCACATTGTGTATTACTCTCCTTATCTTTAATAATTATACAATCACTTCTAACATTGCAGAATATAGAACTCTCATCTGTGTTTGTGTCTCCTGTTAATTTACTATCTAATACCCATTTATTAGTATCTCTATAATAATAATATCTATAATTCTTATTCCCTGATAGTAATATATCATTATCCTCTAATACCGCATATTGTCCATCTAATACTTTCTTTTTTCCTTCTATGATAGTTGACGCTTTATATATTGCCGAATCATTGTCCAGTGTCATATTTTCGGCTATTATATCTGTGAGGAATCTTAAAAATTCGTCTGGTGTCATGGTTTTCTGTTCTTGTTCATATTCTTCTAATATATCGTAATATGTGTCATCATAACGCTTATCAAAATAAACATCTGTATTATCATCATCTTCATTTAAATCTTCAATTGTATCATATTTTTTTGCCAATGTATATTCTTTACACCTATTATCATTTTCTTCTTTGTCGACTACTTTATCCGTTAAATCAAGGATGCTACTATTTATAGCAGATTTAATGTCTACATCATTCAGTAAATTGATATTTTTCATTGCTACAGTAGAAAAATAATATTGTCCATGGTCAATATTCATTATTTTAGAGAGAAAATCCCCACTAGTAATACCTGTTGTGGATTGTAATTTATATATATCACTGATAGTTTCATAATTGTCTCCTAGTAATTGTAAGAATATTGTTGTTGTGAATTCTACGCGTGATTTTAGATCACGTAATATATTCGTATCTTTTATATTTTGAGCTATATTTAATTTTACCCTGTCAATTTGATTATTTATAAATTCCACTATTAATTGATATTGTTTAAATGATATATCTTCTCTGTAAATACCGAACGCCTCTAGGTATGAAATTACATTATGGAATGATGTCCCTCTTTTAATGTATTTTTTTACTAATTCAAATAAATTATCAGTTTTCGGTATTATAGATTGAAGAAACTTTTTGTATTTATCTTCATCATTTATTTCTTCATTTAAAGCCAAATCATTTATTTCCCCTAGGAAAGTATCAATATTATAATTTATATCTTTATTTATATCATTAACTTCGGTTTTTATTACACTTGTCGTTTTACGTAATAATTTCCAGTATGCCAATGGGGTATGGTTAAGGTTTGTTTTATTATAAATACTACTCGACGGGAGTTGAATTTTTGAATATAAAATATAAGGTTCTGGTAAGGCTAAAAATGATTTTATGGGGATCTTGTCTGCTCCTGTTAATTGTGTAACATCCATTTGAACCGCCGCCCCCCGCATATCAGTCATTGATAATCTATTTAAGCCTAGATTGTATTTTGTCATTACGAACCGTTGACGCTTTAATATATCGTTCTTATTCACAGAAGAATAAAACTCGTTCAAATTGGATACAATATTATTTATTACTACATTCATATCTTTTTGAACAGGGTTGTTATTTATTATAGTATCGTTTTCATCTTCTGGATTACTATATGGTGATAGATATTGATTTAATGATTTAATATACTTTCCATAATTATCAGCACCTTCCATAGAACCATCTCTAAAACTAGCCTGGAGTTCTTGTATTTCACTCAAATCATCATAATTATCAATCATAATTATCTCATCAGACTCATCCACATCAGTTTTGATATCATATAATTTTACTCTATTTCTTACAACAGGTAACAACCAATGAAGGTTAGCATTTAATTTATATAATTGTTCTACTAAAGGTTTATAGTTATCCCCATGTTTGATACTTTGTATTACATTCCCATTTATATCAAATTCTGAATATTGTCTTCTTAATTCTGTAAATCGGTTTATCATAAGGTGGATATTATTCAATACTGTCTTTGTTCTCTTCATATTTGGAATAGTGGAAAGCATCTCATCTAATAAATCGTTTGTTTGCTCGTCCAACGCAAAACGTTTATGTTTATCATCAACAAAAACTTCTTGTTGAATTTCTTCAATATCATCACCAAATACAATCTCATCCGCTTCTGTCAATACATCCTGGATTTGTTCTCTTATTTTTCTTACAGGAACTGTTACTGCTGTATCTCTAATTATAACTTGTCTTGAAACAGGTATATCAGTTGTTTGAGATTTTTGAGATATGTCATATTTATCAATCTTCTTCGTTGCAGTATTAAATACACCAATAACATCCTGTTTTTCTACATCAAATACTAAATTATCTATATCATTTATATTTCTCTGATACAATCGTCCGTCTTCTGTAAATTCAATTACATCTTCAGGTTGTGATTTATCACTCATTGTAGATGCAGATATACGTCTCTCTTTTGTATCCTCATCATCCTCATATCTCTCTATCATCCCTGTTTCATTATTATATTCTCCAATTAATTCTAAGCTATCCAAATCAAATACCAGGTTATCCTGATCACGTTGGAACTTCCTACCATCTTCCATAAATTCTATAATATTTGCGTCGTCATCGTATTCTTCATCACTATTATATTCTTCACCTTCCTCGCTTTCTTCATCACCTTCGCGTATCATTGATAAGTCAATATCATCTTTAGACATATCATCCTCTATAATAAATTCTTGTGGGGGCTTATCTCTTATCCTAATTTCCTCAATTGGTAAAATTTCGTAATTTATTCCTTGGTATGCAAAGTCTAAATATATTTTATCGTTTGATGGATACATATTGACTTCAATCATATCATACTCAATATCAGTAATTTTCCCTGTAATTACAACCGGTACATCACCACCGAAATGAATATCTACCCAA